TTGTTCCTTGAGATGCCCCTTCCCATATCTTGTGATATATATTACCAATACCATTAGCTGTAGAGGTAATAATAACCTTCGTATCTTTACCAGAAGATACCACTGGATAAGTTGATGTATAGAACTGTGCATCATTCTCTACAAAAGCAAACTCATCTAAGAACAATAAGTTAATAGAAAGACCCCTGATAGAACTACCAGTTGTTGCTGATGCTAAAATCTTTGAATTATTACTAAACTCTAATGAACCTTTATTAAGTGACTTACAGCCAGGCTGTAAAAAGAATGGCAAATTCTCTAATGCTAATGTTATTCTGGATAACATCTCTCTAGCAACTGCACCTTTGTTAGCCAATACAGCAATAGTTTTTTCTGGATAAAATATAGCATACCATAGTAAAAACACAACTGATGATATTGATTTACCACTTTGTCTACAAGCTAAAACGATATTAAATCTGTTTTCTTTAAACTGCTCAAACATATTACGCTGATAGTCATATAGCTGAAATGGTATTAGCCCTTCATCTAGTGAAATAATCTTTACATATTTTTCTGCAAAGTACGAAGGATCCTCCATACATTTTTGATACTCTAAAATTTCGTCTTTAGTAAATGATGTTTCGACACCATCTCTTTTGACGTTAGGATTTCCTAAGTACCCTAATTCGTTATTCTTTATTGCTGACATCAATTACTGTATCTTTTTGCAATAACATTCTTTGTAAATCCGTTGTGCTACCTACAAATACATTATTATTAGTTATCTTCTTAGCTTCATCTCGCTCTTCCTTTGTAATATCTGCTTTATCTTTTTGAAGTTTCATTAACTTTTCAGTAGTATCACCTATATCTTTAATAGTTTTTGATAGAACTTCAAAGGCTCTCGGGTGCTCGCTCTCGCGTGCGAGCTCAGCTAAAACGTCTAAGGACCTAGTGCCAGTATGTATTAAATCTCTATATGTTCTTCTAGAAAAATCATAATCATCTTTCACATCTTTATCAAGCTTAATTGGTCTATCCTGCATTTTTGTTGGGACATTCTTTTCTAAGTTTTTCATCATCTTATCTTTATCCATTATTCACCTTCAGTAATTGTTTTTGTTATAGTATAATTATCAGCAGTGTCTGTATTACCTACTGTAAAGTCCATTTGTTCAAATGTTTTTGTGGCATTTTCTTTATCATGGAAATCAACATTAACTTCTCTAATAACATTAACATCTGCAGTTGGACCATAAAATTTCATTTTCATTATAAAGTCCATTTGATATATTAAAACTCTTCTTTCAGTAAACGCACCTTCGTATTGATCATCTATATTTACACCACCTAGAATTACTTGTACATCTTGTTTATGATCAAAGCCATCTACTGGCTTAATGCTTACTGCGTATTCGGGCTGAAAAAATGGTAATATCTGTTCTACTATTTGAAGCCCATCATCTTGATTTTTTACCATTACATATAATGACATACCTATATTATATGATGTATAATGTTTAATTGTTTTCTTTTTAGTTATATCACTGCCATGTGATTCACTAATAACATTTCTTTTTTGTAATTTTTGAGCCGTGTCTAATTCTAAGCCAGTAATCTCAAAAGCCATACGTGGTAACTTAATTGCTAATGGAGCATCAATCCCGGTTTCTTGGTCTAATCTTGCTAAGAATTTTTGTTTTGGTCCATAAGATAATGGTACCTTAACTTGATTTAATACACCACCGCCTGAAGCTTTTCTGATTACTTTAATATTATTAAATAAAGTACCAAAGACCGCCACGGACTTTCTCATTGTTGCGTGATAAAAATGATCTCCAAACATTATGGTTCTCCAAATGGATTACTTTCACTAAAGTCCATAAACCCAGATTCAAATGCTTCAAAGGTTATATTATCCGCAGCACCATCTGATATAAATGCCTCACCTGATGTATCATTTAATCCATATATCTTAGTTATATTAACGCTATATCCTGACTCATCACCTACTAATGGTTGTGTAGCTGATACAATAAAATCTCTTGCATCATTGGAACCAGTAACACCTACGTTTTGTAAATATAGTTTACCTACTGTATCTGATACTTTATCTCTAGAAGCAACTTCTCCAAATACAACGATTGCTGGAGTATCTCCTACCGCAGCTACTTGAGTTTGTCTTAACACTTCTCCTACTTTAGGATGGTTACCACCTGTCACAGATATATCTGATACAATTTGAAAACTGCTTTGTGATATCTTATCATCAATAGCATCTACACCAGTTTCAAATTCTTCGTCACTGTATTCAAATAATCTACAATTCATTTTATAAGTAGGTAAATTTGATAGCTGGAAGAATGGTGAATCATCTTCAACATACGAAATCTCAAAGAATGAATTAGTCATAGGTAAGAATATTAGATCGCCTTCTTGTGGCCTAGGACTTATTCTTGTGTCAAATCTACCAATAGACTGATTCCACATTTTACGCGATACCACGAATGTAGCTTCGTCTCTAATCTCTAATCCAAACTTAGAATATAAGTCCCCGTCTCCTTCAAACCCTTCAACATTTTCAAAATACATTTCAATTAAATAAGCGTCGTCAAAACTAGAGGCAGGATCCTCTCCTAAAATATTATCACGGTTAACTAAAGTACGAGGTATATAATAGACATCTTGTCCATATATTTTTAAAGATTCAATAATTAAATCTTCATATAAATTCTGCTCTGACTTTACCGCTTGACTGAAATATACATTTCTTGGCATATATTATCCTGTGTAAAAATCAACTGGTGCTTCCCAGTTAAGTCTTGCTTCTTCTTCTAATCTTTCTAAATCTGTTAAAGCATCATCATATAATTGTCTTCCGTTGAATGTAACACCTCCTGGCATTTGCATTCCTTCAAACTTTAATAAGTTTAAACCCCACTGTCTTTTTATGAGTGCTGTACAATATTTCTTTAAATAGTAATCGTTATATACATCTGTATATGTATCAGGATCAATAATCCTATAACACTCTACTACAATCTTATTACCAGCTTCAACTTCTTCAGACCAGTCCATATGAATCGTTAATCTGTTTTTATGTCTTTCAAAGTTAATATGCTTTTCATCTGAATCGACGACCATATCTAATAAGTTTAAGTATTCCATACTCATAACATATTCAGATAGACTTCCCATAAACCCTAGGTTATACATATCATTCATATGTATTTGATACCTTACGTCAAACATTTTATCACCTGACTCAGTATCATTTAAAGGCATCATTCTAACTACATCTGTAATTAAATCATTTATTGGTATATAACCATTAGTAATATCATCTGATGTAACTGTATGTATTAAGAAAAACTTTTCTATTGCATCTTGATGATAGTGTTGGTAAAACTGTAAAGCTTCATCAACTCTGTCATCAAGCTGATCATCATCAATATTTACTTCAATGACTGGTGCACCCAATGATCTTAAGCAATAATCTTTAAGTGTATCTTTACTGTTTGGTTTTGCCATCTTAACTCCAAATTGCGCCTAATACTGTCTGTATTAAACTATCTTCTGAACTGTATGTAGTTTCGTCGCCATCGCTATTAAACTTATAAAAAGTTTTACCTCTGGTATGCACTATAGGTAAATCATCATCAGATGAATCATCAATAGTATCTAAATAAACTACATAAACAGTAGGATATGCATCATTAGTAGTACTTTCAGCTGATGAATCTACAGCTGGAACAATATCTATTCTTTCTAGTGTAGTGTTTTTTGTAATTGCCATTCTATTCTTCTCCTTTATTTTCGAGGTTATTTAATCTCTCCTCTAATCTATTTATAATGGTTTGTTGCTCTTTTATAGCTTCAACAAGTAAAGGTACTACTGCGGGATAATTTACTGTTAAGTGAGTTTCATCTTCTTTTGTAAGTGTTTTTACTTCTTTTATAACTTCTGGTAATACTTCTTCTACTTCTTGAGCAATAAAACCTATTTGATCATTAGCTTTGGTTTCATCTTTCCAATCAAACTGTACACCTCTAAGTTTAAGTGTTTTATCTAATGAACCTTCTAAATCCCTAATATTTTCTTTTAACTTTCTATCAGAACCAGTGGTTGTTGAAAAACCTATAAGATCGCCATCAGCGTGAAAATCACCATCTGCTTCCATAACAAATTTTAAGTATGTATTTGATTCTGCTATTGTAGTACTTGCACCACTTACGTAATACTTAATTGAACCTGGTATGCCTGTAAAGTTTTGTTGTATAAATCTTATAAATGCTGTACCACTAGATCCACCTGTTGGATAATTACCAAATAATGACCCAGTTGAAGAACCACTTATTTGTGCTCTTTGGTCTTCACCAGCCAATCTTCCGCTACTATTAATTTTTTCAGTACCATCTATTAATAATCCACCACTCTTAATATCAAGTCCTGATGAATTAATAATAGCTCTTTGTGTCCCATCACCAGTTTCAAATTTAATATGATCAGATGAATCAGAAATTTGAATAGTGTTTTGTCCACCATCATCAGATAAAATTAATCCTGCACTTCCACCCTTTATATAAAGATTATTATTAGTATGATAAGTAATACCTGGGTTTACAAATGTAGTTGTTGTTTGTGTGAATTCTAATTGCCTAGCGACTTGAACAGCACCAGTTTCTAAAATACTTAAACCAAGATTAGTATTATTAGTGTAAATTCTTAAGTGTTCATTAGAATCCTGTAATATCTTAATTTTATTATTTCCAGCATTTTTAAATACAATTCCATTTTCACCTGTAGCTGCTTTATCAAAGTAAAGATATCTACTTGCATCAGAACTAGTACCAATGTCAAGATTTCCAGTAATAGTAGCATTTCCTGTGACATCAATCCCTGCAGAAAAAGTGGTTAAATATCCTAAATTTATATAGTTAACTGCATTATTATTAGCATTGGTACTAATACTTATAGGATAATTACCAGTGTTATTTAATCTTATTGACCAAGTTCCACCGTCTGCAACAGTCCACCAAGTAGGTGAATTTGTAACATCAGTTTCTTGCATCCTTAAGATTGCATTTGATCCTGCCATTAGATGATTGTTTAATAATCCAATTGGTAAACGTGAATTGCTTAGTGTTCCACTTCCAATATTAGATGCATCCATTGCACCAAGTTCGGAATATGTTGGCTTGTGGCCTTCGTGATATATTTCATCACTGCCCCAAGTTAATTGGCCCGTTCCCGCTCTACCTAATGCAGTATTGCTAGAGTTACCAAAAGAAATATAACCATTGTTTGCATTTTGGACACCTGAAATTCTAATTGTATTAGCGACATTAATATCACCTATCCAAGCATCGTCTCCAACTTTAAAATTTGTTCCACTTCCATTACTTGTAGCGGTTACCGAATTAAATGATACACTTGAGTTATTATTAGTTGCCTGGTTTGAAGAGTATGTTGTATATCCACTTGGGTTAGTTGCATTATATGGTGTAAATCCTAATGCAGTTGTAACCTGTGAACTTGTTATACCTGTTAAGTAAGTATTATTCGTATCAAGTTTAACAGTACCACCAGCAGCTATTCTTACTCTATTGGCTTCAAATCGTATATAAGTGTCTGTATCTCCTAAGTGTCTTAAATATTCTGGAATATCAACTGCATTAGGTTCTATTTCCATTGCAGATGGAGTATTAATTGCAGATGTACCGGCATTTGCAATTAATTCAATATTCATTTGAGGAGAAGTAGTAGAATCAGTATTTACTACAATACGACCACAGTTACCTGCTTGTTCTGGTACACCAGCTTTGTGGTTAAATGTTACGTTTGCATTTCCGTATCCATCATTATGGGTAAGTGATACACCACCACTTCCTCTACCAGCAGTTAAAAAACCAGATGTTGAATATTCACCTGTAGCTGATGTTTTACTTGTAAGATTATTAAATGCATGAGTGTGTGAATCATTTACAACAGCTGCTGTAAGAGTAACGTTTGCGCTACCATTTATACTTACATTACCTGTTAAGTCTCCGCCTAAAGTAATTGTTCTTGCTGTTGTCCACGTGTCTGCGTTGGGGTGATAATCGTCTGCAAATACTCTTTGGTTACTGTTTACGTAAAGCCTACCTGTAGCATATAAGTGGTCGCCTGTATTAGTTATCCTTGCAGTAAAGTCACTTGTACCTGCGTCTG